AGAGATCAAGAGTTACAACACCACTTGATGATGATACAGAACCTGGACTTTCAAAGTATGTTTTAAATCTTGTCGATCCTTCTAGATCAATATCTGCTCGTGGAACTAGTGTTCCTAATCCAACACTGTTTGTTTTAATTGAAACTCCTGTTCCAACATTTAAAGTGGTTGCGGTAATAACACCTGCGTTAATTTTACCAACAGATGATGTCTGTAGATCAAAGTTGGTTGCAGTAAGAACACCAGTGACTTGAAGATCCTTGGTAGTAGTAAATCCTGCAAAGACTGCATTGTTTCTTACGTTTAAGGCTGTGGTTCCTATTCCAGTGATACCCACATCTAGAATGAAATGTGGTTCAGAGTTACCAATACCAAATCGTTTCGTTGCTGCGAGGATTGGAGCATAACCAGCAGAGTTACCCGAACCAACATTCTCCAAGAGACTATCTGTTGGAAGATTATTCAATCCAGAACCATCACCTTTGAAACTAGTAGCAGTTACGATACCAACAACATTTACATTACCAATCGCATGAAGTTTATATCCGTTGGCGGTAGTGCCAATACCCACACCAGTTCCATCTACTGAGAATAAGGATGAACCAGCACCAATCTGAAGTGTATTCAAACCAGGTGATGTTGTTCCTATACCTAATTGATCGAAGACTCCAATGTCAAGTGTCTTGGAAATACTAATATTACCAAAGCGATACCAATCATTATCTGTTGTATAAACCCAACCAGTGTATCCACCTTTAGTTGGATTAGCAAAATAAGTTATGTCACCTGGATTTCCTGCAAGTGAAGGAGTTCCAACACCGATTGTTTGTTTTCTAGAAACTGTTGCATCACCTTGCAAGAACAATGAATTAGATTCAATACCCTTACTTGAGGTTGATGTAAGTTTATTATTGAAGATTACTGGACCATCAAACTCAGATATGATGTTAGCATTTGGACCACCCTCAACTCTTAGTGATCTACTAATCGATGCCTCAAGTGGAGTCAGAACATCAAATCCAATGTTAATTCCACTCTCTGATGCGTCCTCTCCTGTTGTTGTAGGAATAGGTGCATCAAATACTTCCTCCTGACCCGTGGCAGAACTTACTTTCTTGTTACCAATATAGAAGTCACCAGCATCATTCATACCAGTGTAAACATTCACACCACCATCTTTCTTAGTTGATTGAGAAAGCAGTTCCTCCTGTGCAGTCAAACTACGATCTTGTTTATCAGGAAGTGCAGTGGAGTAATTACCAGGCCCAAATCCAACATACTCAAACGTTTGACCTGATGCACGAATAATAGAGTTTCTTCTGAACTCAATCGGACGGCACTTTACTTTCTTAATAACTGTGTTTATCGCATATGTTGATGCTTGTGTCCCTTGTGCTCCTCTGAACACAGTGATTGGATTGCCAGTAACAGTAGACTTAACACGAACTATCTCAGATCCAACCTCTAAGAAATCACCAATATTAATATCAAGGTCACCTATGTTCGTGATAGAAAGACTTGTCGTGGATTCTGTTAAAACAGCAGAAGACAATGTAGTTGTAATACCAGCATATTCAGCAACCTGTCTACCACCTAAGTTTTCATTATCTACTGAGATATTACCACCAGCAGATGCATATCCAAACTTGTAAGCAAACATTGTGCCATCAGCATCAGGAGCTGTGGTTCCCACACCTATGTTTACGTTGAATGAATTTTGATCATTTACTTTTTTAACAATAAAATCACCACGATATAGTGGTCTATCGGATCCACCCAATTCAATCTTATTGTCAACTGACAGTCCATGTCTTTGTGCCGTCGTGACAACACCTACACCCGTTACTTTATTGTAATTAAATGCGGTTACGTTCAATGCTTGTCCAGTCACATGAACTGATGCAGCAGCGAGGTTTGTTAATCCTATTCCAGCAGAACTAGAGGCTCCGATGGTTGAAGCAGATGCAACTTGGAATTGTTTTGTCGCTCCAGTATCAATACCAGTTATTCTGTATAGACTATTAAATTCATCATTACTGTCAGGCACTACACCTTTAACCTCTACAGTATCTCCGATATTATCGTAGATTGCGGTAACGGTTACTATACCAGTGATGTGTCCAGATGTGGTAGCAATTCCGACAACATTTAAAGAATCACCAACGGCGTATGAACTACCACCATCCATGATTTTAACATCGACAATGTTACCAGCAGCGTTAATCTCTACCCTACCAGTTGCAAAATTACCTTGAGTTGATATACCACCAGCAGAAACTAAGTTTGCATTATATAAGAATCCAGCAGATCCTGATCCATATCCAGCACCACTACTTGCGATACCAACTGAAGTTACTCTGTTCAATCCATGATCTATTGTGCTAAAGAAGGTATGTGCTGTTCCAGCTGAGTTAGAGGTAAGAGCAGTGATTCCAAATCCAATGCTAAGATCAAAGATCGCCTCATCTATTGTTTCTTTTGTAATACTATGCTGAAGATCATCTATTACAACTTGACCAATTGGATCAGGTAATGCGTAAGATGTTGCTTCCTTGCAATCAGATTTTGGATTATCTCTGTTTAATTGTGGATAGAGATTTTGAATTGGTTGTGAGTATTTTTCTGTAGAGAAAGGACTCGCTGTTGGTTTGTTTGAAGCATTAGTAACCAATAAATGATAGATACCATCCTGAATACCAGCAACATACTCTTGAATTTGTTGTGCTCTGTAAACTTGGAATGTACCAGGAAACTTTTTCTGAGTAAATGTTGGAAGACTTGTGGTCCTAGAGTCAATATTGTTTGTTATTGTTCCTGGCCCAAGGGTGCTCGTAAGTGTAACAGTAAACTCTCTTGCACTACTTACACCAGTAACATTAAATGTTCCATTAAATCCTGAATTAGCAGTTCCAACTGGATTTTCCGTGCTTGTTATGTTTTTAACTTCTACTTGAGCACCAGTTTTTAAACCATGTGGCAATTCAGATAAGAAGTGTGCGGTGTTACTTGCCCACCGTGCGTTTGATATGAAACTAAAGTTTCTTTGCTCATTTTCATTACTCAAACTAACAGCAGTAGGACTAAAGTATGATGCTACCTCTGCGTCAGTTGCACCAGTTACAGTTCCAGAATCCTCTATGATATATCCATCAACTGGAGGTCTCGCAGATGTAATTCCAGTTCCTGATGGAATGACATAACGAGCACGATATACACTGTCTATGATATTTCTTGTGTCTGGAGTTCTTTTGATAAACGATCTAGGTGTGGCATCACCAAGAGTTGTCGATCCTAATCCAACAACAGTAGAGAATATATCATTATCTGTTGCAGCAGTTCCTACAGTGACATACCATTGACTCTCATTTACATCAAATTGTATGGGATGTCCTATATCACCAGCGATTTTATCAGAAACTCTACTGGTTACATGTAAAATACCACCTTTATTATTAATGGTTAAAGCATCACCAGCCACAGCATCATTAAGTGTTTGACCAATTTTAATTTGATCATCACTTACACCAGATGTGATTGCAAAGTAAACTCTATTGGCATCTAAACCATCAGGTAAGTGTCCATTCTCACTAATGACACGAATACTTTCACCCTCTATCAAACTGTGGTCTTCAGTAAGGGTTAGTATGTTTGAAGTTATACTACTAACTCCAGCAGCTCTCCCTACCTCAAATGATTTTTCAAATGATAATTGAGTATCAGAGAGTTCTGTATTCGGCATAATAATTCTTGCCGAATGCTCATTAGTAACTCCTGATGCATCAGGTATTAAAACATTTAATTTATCATTTACTTTCGCACCAACTCTGTAACCTTCTATAACACTACTTGGTTTTGCATCTGGGTTAGTTTGATTATATAAGTATAGACGACTCGTTGATCCTACACCAACAGCAGTTCCCGTTTTTTTAACATCTATCGCATCATACTCAATTGCGATTTCAGCAGATTCTATTTGTTTTGGTGGAATTATATGAGTAATATATCCAACATCATCTCTTGCAAATGCGTCTTTCTTGAAACCCTCTGACACTAATGATTTTGCACCAAAGTTAGAGTTAGAGTTTGTAACAGATAAATCACCACCAGTTTCAGCTAGTAAATGTTGAGCATATCCAATTGCAAATACAGATACTATCTGTATGACAGAATCATTACTTGCCTTAATATGGAAATTTCTATAATCTGGTTTATATACCGCCCTTGAATCTGAATTTAGATTTTCATTACCTGCTACCGTGCTATCTTTATACTGTCCCTCTGTTGCGTTATACTTTACAAAAGCATTATTATCTTTTTGTAGACCAATACCAGTATATTGTGCCACAACCATTGATTTAAATCCTGTGGCCTTATTTCCATCAGCATGAAGACCACACATACCAAAGACAGATCTTAATGATATATTGAATACATATGGAGATGCAGAAGTGACAGTATCAACTTGAAGATTAACTGAAGATCCTGTTACAGATGGTAATGGGTTTAATGGTGAATTTAATACTTTATATTTAAACTCTGTTGTTCCGTTTGCATTTGTAGTAACAACATCACTAACAACAAATTGTCCACTATATCCGTCAGCAGTTATACCACTTACTTGGAACGCAGTGTCTACATCTAAACCTTCTATTGCCTCCTCTAATTCAACGGTAATAACTGTTGATGAGGTTGCTCCATCACCCGCTTTAATACTAGAAATACCAACTGTCCCTCCAGTTGGCCCAACAATTCTATATTCATCAATTTTTGGTTGAATATCAAGACCTGATGATGGATAGTCAGGTTCAATCTCTCTACCAGATGATGGACCATACGCCAAACCAACTTTTTCATAGAACATATCAAGATCGGTTCTTGCAGCATCAAAGTCTGATATAAAGGCATCATCAATTTTTACGTTATTGACACCATCTGCATATTCAAAGACTGTTAGTTTATGGTGTGAAAAATTAGGAACAAACTTATTTCCAGTGTAATCTTTGTAAACAGAACCGTTGGGATCACCATCAAAAATGGTAAATTGCCACATATAGCATGTTCCAGTCAATCTGAAAATAGCAGATCTCTCAATATCTGCATTTTCTGGATTTGGAACGTATTTTGGTCTAATTTTTGTTTTTCTTAAATCTAATCCAACAATAGAAGTACCACGAGGCATAATAACTCCCCCGAAGACACTATTCATCTTATAAAGTGCATTATCCTCAGTTGCTAAATCATAGTTTGTTGTCAAAGACCATGCAGAGAAGTTATCAGAACTACTACCATCTCTGAGTCTAAAATTATCTGTTCCATCTGGAATCCACCCTGGCCTATTGTCTACAATATGTTCACCAGGATATAGAAGAATTGTTGTCTTACTAAATCTATCGTTATCTAATCCTTTCTGATATGAAAACCTTGCCGCTTCAATAAGAGCTCTTTGAATGGTTTTAAATGGACGGGTTAATGAATTTCCTTGATTCTCAATACTATCTGTGGCATCCAAATCATTTGGATTAACGTACAGAATATTGCCACGAACATTCTTCAGGAAATTATCTAGACGACTGAGAGGCATCTTATTTGCACTATGAGTTCTGTTATGACTTATTTATCATAGGAGAGTCCCGTGTTTAAAAAAGTAATGGGGTCAAAAAATTTGGCGAATTTTTTTCCCGACTTTTTTGAAAATGAAAGCTATTTTTCCTACAGGGGATCTGAATACGACAATTGATCTTCGGGACATTTATCACGAACAACACGCAACACATTCATAAATTCATCAACGGTGTCACAATTTACGACCCTTTCTCTTCCCTCCTCAGAATATAGATATATTCTACGTTGAATTGTATCCACAACACAACGAGAAAGAAGATCTTTATCTTCTGGTTTCATAAAATAATTATACCATTACAATGCATTGTATCATATATCATCCTTAATGTCAAGGGGTTCACCCATTATCACATAATAGCAGTTTACGGGCAGTCCATTTGTTTGAAGATGAACCTCAAGACCTTGAACTCTTTTTACTATTAATCCTTGATTGGCACCTATCTCCGTTAGGTGAACCGTGACTGTAGATAAATCAACTAATTTTTCCCACTCTTCAGGTAAATTAATTAGATCTTTTTGAGATCTACCATGTATGATTTCCATAGTTATTTGTTATCTATAATATTTAAAGCAGTTGAAACACCCAAAACATCTTTCAATCTAATTTGGACATCCACCTCTTCATTTAATTTAGTTAGTGCTTGTCTCATTCCCCATATTCTAATACTATATTCATCATTTCTTTGTGCTCTCAATGCGTTGGTGGCATCAATCAATATATTATTATCCCCACTTTCTGCCAAAAATGCAGTTTCAGACGTGCTTGATATACCAAGTTTTTCTGTTAAGGTATTTGCAACACCTGTAGAACATGCTGGCAGAGGTTCATAAAGCAAGTTAAATTCATCTTCGGTAACAGTTCGTTGATCTCCTTCCACTGCAGCTGATATATTCCCTGCTCTCATGGGTTGGCTTGCAAACCCAACTGGATAATACATTTTACCACCACCAACCTTAGGTTCCTCCACAGGGCCTGCTAATGGATTGCCACTATCATCAAACTCCACAATGAACCCTACCTCATTAGGATCCCATGACTGCGGAACCTCAGGGTCTCCCGTTACATCTAATTTAATCGAAACTCCTGTGCCAACGGTGCTTGTTGACAATATTCCAACCTCCTGCGGGACAAAAGGATCAGTATCAAATCCACTTTGCGTAAGTCCACCTGGATTTTGAGCAGGAGACATTACATCTCCAAACCTATCGGTCAATGGTCTATTTGGTAATATAAATTTTGTTCTACCTTCATTTGCAAATTCATCAGGATCGCCTATGACTTTAAATGATGTGAAAGTGTCATCATTAAGTTTAATATCTTTATTTGATGTTTGATCAACAGTAAGTATGTTAACAAGTTGAGAGTTAGTATTGATACCAGTTAAATTTGGAACAACAGATAAATCCACTGATGCTGTTGCAATACCAATTATCTTTGCAGTTGCAGAAAATATTGCGGGATCATCAGGAACCACTATGTTACCCAAACCAAATGACTCTGAGAGACCTGCACCTAATGGTTCCATCACAGTTATAATAGAACCAGATTGAGCTATGGTTCCTATGAAACTAGATTTAAAAGTATCTCCTATATCTCTTGCATAAGGTTCATTATAAACTTGAAGTGCATACTTATGTCTGATATCAAAACCAAACTTTGATCCGTTAATAGTGGTGGTGAGTCCAGTCGATCCTAAAATTGTTGAAACGCCTTGAGTGGTAATCCCAAATCCAATTTCAGCAGCAGTATTAATAGGGAAGGATTCTAATTGTCCACCTCCACCAGGACCAATTATCGTCATAGTTTTACATGTGCTAAATACCGAGGCAGAACCAGCGTAACCAGAGTATCCCGCACCACTTAATCTTTCGCATTGTACCGTATATTCATCGGTTCCAGCACCATCATCTTCAAATCGAATTACTTGCCAAAACAAATCACTTCTACAACCAGAGTCAAGTCTACCTTGATAAGCTTGCTCTACTTCTTGAAAAGTATCATTAACTTTTTTTGCCTCAGTTACTAAAACAGTGTCTAAATTATTAATTGCATAATCATAGTCTGTTTTCTCATTATCAAGAATTACTATCTGATCCTGCAACACCGTGATTTGTTCTAATTTTCTTTCTAGCACATCATTAGTTTTTTGTACCAAATCAGACGATAACATTATTCTTTTCCTCCAGTATCATAGGTGTATCCTGCAATTGATGAGTGAGTACTATCACCTGGATAATCTTTTGGAGATTCTCCCACATACTCAGGAATATTTTTTTCAATATCTTTTCTCTCGCCATAAACATGATAAAAACAATTTGCCTGTATTAAATTATCAGACGAAAGAATAATTTTATTTTCTATAATCTCTTTCACATGTAAAGATAAGTCTGGTTTACCTATTGGCGTAAGACTTACCGTGATTGAATCGGAATCAACTAATCCACTCCAATACTCTGGTAATTCTATCACATTTTTATTTTTAAGTCTACCTCTAACATAAACGTCTGACGTAGGGCCCTCTAAACAAACATGAGACAGTCTATGTCCTTTTTTCGTAGGGTGTTCAATGTCAAATTTTTTATTTTTTAATGCATGACCAGTAAAAATTTTACCTATCATCGTCTTTGCTTTTGTTATTGGAGCATTGGTGATTGCAAATTGTGATCTGACACTCGCACCAGTTTCCGCACCTGATGTTGCTTCCACACCACTCCTTGTCTCCGCACCAGCTTTTACTCTTGCACCAGCAGAGACATACGCTCCTGTCAAAAATTCATTTGTCAAAAGAATTGTAGTGGGAGATGCAATATTGATAGTCGAACTATTAACAACAGTCATTATCAATGAGTTGACTGTGACTCCAACCATATCTAATGGTCCCTTGGTTATATCACCTAACTGAACATCTAATGGTGTTGGTGGACTCGGTGGTATTCCAAAATTACTAACCTTAAACAATCCAACACACTTTGCCGCAAGAGGATTCATGACTGGATTAGGTCGTGAAACCATCAATGCAGCATCTGGAATCTCAGGGATAATGAAAGATGTTGGATTACCTATGAGAACCACACCATTGGCATATATTGAGCCTGGAATGGCAGATGGACCTATCCCAAGGTTTATTGGATCTCTACCAGGTAAAATAGGACTCTCATTTAAGAATGGTAGTGCAGAGGATACTGTTAATTGATTTCCTATATGAACATCGGTAAACTGAGACATTTTCCTACCCTCCCACTATATTTTTTGCCAATTTTGCCATTGATTCACCCCACTGAAAAATAGACAAGTTACCTGTACCAGGTATTCTAAGAGCATCAGCACCCTCAATAGTTTGAACATCACCACCCTCTGTTTTAATATTACCCACGGAGGCTATATTCATAGAATTTTTACCACTTATACCACAAGAGTCACCAGCATCCATTTTAATTTTATCAGATTTTCCAACTATTTGAGACCCTCTAAAATTAACATAACCAGTTTCTTTTCCGTCACCAGTGGCAATTAAGTCTACGTTTTGAGCAGACAAAACTATCTTTCCTCTCGGTGCATGAATAATCACATCTCCATTTTCAGCATACCAAAATCCTGCCATACCATTATCAGATCCTGTGTATGCAGCTGGTCTCTCGCCACACATAATTTCAAAGACAGCAGGAGCACTATTTATTATGCTACCCTTCAATTTACCAGTTTGTTGTAACGTAATATAATGAGCCCTTTTAAATCCCATAGGAAAAATATTACGAAGCATCACAGACATCTTGGCATTATTTCTAGCGACACATCCAAGAAATAATCCACCCTCAGTGGTATTAAAATTTTGTTGTTGAGTTACTTTAGTTTGAGACATTATCTAACAGTGGTTCGAGCAGCAGGGCCAACATTTCCAACACAATCAACCACCTGCACAACAGGGGTTTCAGGATCAGCATCAGGAATTTGATCTGGTCTGAGACATTTTATGACAGGAATCAAAACAGCATTGTATCCAGTGCTAGTATTTATTCTAACATCTGGCATTGATGTAAATCCAGCACCAGGTCTTGTAACGGTTATGTTTTGAATTCTACCATCAGATCTTGATATCACTGCTTGAGCACCATTATCAGGAATAATTTCAACGGTGTCATTTACAGGATCATATCCAAATCCCTCATTGTCTATTACTATTTCATCTAATGTGCAAATCAAAGGATAAGTTGGTGTTGGAAAGTCTGTGTCATCACGATCCTCTGGTATTGTTGGAGGGCAAGCAGGTGCTGAAAGTGTAACAGCTATATTACCATTTCCAAAAGTTCCCCAATCCTCATCATCCATGAGATCTTTCATTATATCATCAAGATTTAAATTCTTTCCTTTTCCATTAGTGTTATTTGCGAGGAAGTTTCTTATGTCAGCGTCTGTGTATCCCAAGAACTTAGCTCTTGTATAATCCTTTGTGTATCCAAAGTATAGATCACCATCACCATTATTACTTCTGTTTTTATTTAAAACATTATATGATAAAATACTGTAAAAAGTCTCTGCTGATACTTTATTAGCAACTGGATATGGATCAAGAGATGATTTTATAATTTGATTGTAAGGATCTCTTACTACAAATGCAACACCTGCAGGGTTGTCCTCCCAATTATTTTGATATCCAGCAGTTGGATGAAGTAAATTTTCAATCGTGACAGTCACCTGATGAATGCCAGGTTCAACATCACCTGCATAAGCAGCAAAAACAGATGTATTATGTGATTGAAATTCTGTTGTCTCAGCGAGTTGAACTCCATCCCAAGACACTGTTGCCTTGTTATCTGCTTGAATTTCAATAGAATACTTACCAGCATAAGATGCCTGAACCTCCCATGTCGCAGTATGAGATCCTATCAATGCTTTAGTGTTGGATGGATACACCGCATAATTTTTCATGAAAGGTGACCATAAACCTTCAACACCTCTAGGGAGATTATCAGCTGACCTCACCCAAGGAGTTTGTTGTGCGATAGGATCAATTCTTGGGTCATCTTTCAAGTTACCAACTCTATACAAAATATTATTTTCTTCATCATAAATTTGAGGTATCTCGGTAAGACTAGTTTGAGTAAAAGTTCCCACAGTTTCATTATTATATCTAAATTTCCATTCATCATCAAGAACAGAATTATCATTAGGATTTGTATCTGTTTGTTCAACACCAAACTTCTCCCAATCCCACCTTTCATCTATTAGAACAATGTTAGTAAAGTCAACCGTTCTATCCCCATTCGTATTTAAACCAACAGGGAAATTTTTCATGTCATTTAATACAATGCCACCAGTTGATCCGATCCCAGTTATGGTGCATCCTGGCAAGTCATTCTCGTTAAAACCATCATCAATGCAAACTCTCGGTTTTCCTGGTAATTGTATACAGTCACCATAGTATAAAATGATAATATCATTGTAATTAAATCTAACCCAATCACCATTTCTTCTCTGAACAACAGTTTGGCATCGATTAGCCCATGTTCTATTCATTCCACCAGTAGACCCATCTGGTCGGAACATGTATCCATATCCACCATCACGAATTACAACTTTGGTTACACCCACAACTGTATCTTCAGTGTCTGTATCAACACTTGATATGATGTTTACAATATCTCCAACTTCATATGATGATCCCTTATTATTGATCGATAGTAAAGTGATACCTCCAGCATCAACGGTTTCAATATCAAGAGTTAATCCAGATCCACTACCACCAGTTGTGCTTTGATTAGTTGATCCTGCTACATATCCACTACCACCAACTAAATTCTTTAATGTCAAAGCACCACCACTTGCATCGACGGTCTCGATCTCGATAGTTGCATTTTTACCATTCCTGTTAAATCCTACAAAATCTGGATCGTCAATTACATTTATTTTGGCTCCCATACCAGAGTGGTTTATACAATAATAATATAAGGTATTTGGTGTATTGTTGTTGACGATTATTCTAGAATACGCAATCTCTGTTCCAGGTATTCCATCAATAGTAACTCCCCTTTCATACTCTACACCACCATTCCAAGTTCCATTATCTGTCTCAGAAAATCTCAATTGATGAGTTTTATTTGTCTCATCCTGTTGATCAAAAATATATGTATTGCCTCTAATAAATGTTAATACTCTTTGTTGTCTACCATCAACGACATATTTATTACCACCACTTGTTTTTTTAACAGTAACAATAAATGTCACTCCTATCCCCGTCCCAGATCCTTGACCAAATTGACCTCCAGTTAATTCACCACCAGTGGTGCCAGCACCAATTGTTGTTCCTGTTCCAACATTTGTAGTTCCTATTCCTGTTCCTATTCGAGTGGTTTTACCAATACTGACATCACCCCATCCCCCTCTTCCACGACCACATCTATCATCAAATTCAACGTTAGGTGCTGAAGAATATTCTCCAGGTAAAATTATATCAACACTGAATAATGATCCTGCTGTATCAACAATGGCATTGCCAGTAGCACCTGATCCATTTCCTCCCCAGAAAAGAACATCTGGTAATCCACATAACAAAGGCCCTGTGTCGCACTCTTTCCCAGTAATATCTACTGCAGTATCAAGAGCATCTTGAGGATCAAAGAAGAATTTATAATTCTCAATATCATCAGGAACATTTGTTATATCTCTAAACTTTTGTCCAACTTTTTTTGCTTTATCAAATACACTTTTAATATCAATTTTAATTTTATTTGGTTTACCCCCATCTATTGGATTCCATGCACTTGCCTCCTCAGGGCCACCTTGAGTAAATTCGCATCTTAAAAGTGATAAAATAGATTCTAATACATCACCAATGGCATTTAAAAAATCAACTCCTGCTAGTGCAAATCCAGATAACTTACTCATTATCCCAGTTATACCACCCAACACCCCTTGAATTAATGCGGATATTTGTCCTACTATTTGACCTATAAATGTTCCTACAAAATTTTCAATTAAACATGAAGTTACATTTACTATTTTGTCAAATACAGCCTCTATCGCATTTCTTACTAAATCTCCTAGATTAGCTATCAACAAGTTAAAAGCACAAGATATTCCTTTTAAAATTATTGATATTATTTCATTTTGTTTGAATCTCCCTGTCGCTGGAAAAGCACCCTTGACTGCATTCCATATTGAGTTGAATTGTGCAAGTAATTTTTCTTTTACATTTTCAACTATTTCTTTTATCCACTCTGCCATCTGTTTGGCACCCTTATTTATTTCATCCTGAAAAGAATCTAAACTCTCTTGTGCTGCGTTAAGATTACCAATTCCAACTCTAAGTAAACCGCCTAATCCTGTGGTTGATAGTCCTATAGGTATACCATCTGCACCAGTGCCTCTTGGATTACCGAATTCATCAAAACCTAAACTTTGATTAAAATTTAAAAGTTTTGCCTTTAGAAGATCAATATTTTTAATTACCCCCTCAAATGCTTTACCAATTCCCACGACAGAATTATCACTATTATCTTTGCCCTTAACTGTAGGGATTACAATATCAGGGTCTAAAGCAAATGAATCTTGATTCCAATCAAATAGACTTGCATCGGTATAATTGTATATCTCTCCGAAATTTTTACCCGACAAATTTGCATACCCAGTCCAAGCCTCATTGTAAAGGGTGTTTGGAATTAAAAATGCTTGAGTAGTAAGATCAAATCCACTAACGGGTTCATACTTCGTAGTTTTCTTTATCTTTGGATCTGATATGGTATTCGGAACAACTCTGTCAATAAAATATTCTTCCGTGTCAGTGTCCATGTAAACATAAACATAACTTCCACGAGGGAGAATTTGATTCCCTGTGGACTCACCTCTTAACCCTGATGTGTGATATTGAGGATATGCCCAAGCAAATCCTCCAGTCGGAACAAATTTCCCGTCATCCTCAGTAAATAATTTTATTTTGTATCGAGGATATATTACCTTAGGGTTTGGATTATCCCCACCATCATTATATTTTGTCTTTTGAAGAGTCTCTACGTAACTTGCATTATCATCTATCTGAGCTAACTCCAGCCTTGTTTTGCCAGTGTGCTCTTCAATAAGTTTTCTTATTAACTTAACCTGTTGAGAATCTAAATTAATCGTCATACACTCTACACTCTAATGCATCTGGATGATTGTCACAATAGACTTCTAAATGTTGATCTTCATGCCTTGTATGCCAATCATTAATCTTTGCGTCATTTTCATCAACTTCATCCTCACTATGAGCATGGAATGCATCATTATGTAATTTTAAATCTTCCTTAGTATATTCGATCATACCATGATTGATATGTTCTTTATGATCCTTGGGATCAATATAGACCTCATGGTCTAAATCGTGATCTGGTGTATTAGTTGTCATGGGTTTAATCTCCATCGAGTTTTGTACCGAATGAATCTCTTACTAAATTCAGACCAGTGAAAGCACTTGTAACATCACCATAGTGGCATAAGTCTGCTATCATATATATACCACTTTTTCTTGTTCGACTACCAAGATTTAATTTACGACTAGTAAGTGAGGAAAATTCACAATAAATTAGATCACCAGCACGTAATCCTAAATTAGCATCAGTAACAATTGTTAAACTAGTGGTAAGTTTTTGTCTAAAATTTTGATGAGATTGTTGAATTGTTTCCTTAACATTATACGCCTCTTTCTCTGTTTTTTCAACCTGAAGTTTGAGGTCATCAACACCTACAACTGTTTGTCCAACAGGAACTCTTGTTCTTTTTCTTGCCGTTGGGAAAGGATTTCCTTTCTCATCACAAAAATCTGGATTTATTTTTGGTAAAGCACGACCTGCTATCACACTATTACCATCATCTTTAGCAGAAAGTTTGAGAATATCATATTCTTTTGAAACATTATTAAATGTTTCTATTTGAGTTGAATACGCACCATCTTCAAAATTTTTTAATCCACTGATGCTCATTGGGATTTTTGATTTGATTATTTTCCCATCATATCCCTCAGGTAGATCTTCACCAGTTTCACTATTTTCTACAAAATTAGGTATTTTTCTTCCTGTTGAATCTTTTATCTCTGGAAATACTCCCTCTGTTTTAAACATTTGATCTAAAGATCTAAAGTTATATCCACCTGATGTTTGCCAAAAAAGATAACCAGAACTTTTTCCTTTTGCAGATTTACCATTAATCTGCATCTCAGGTATGGCAAGGCTTTGCAAATCTAAAATCATTTCAAAAGGATTTCTATCCATCCCTCTTCCATGATATTCATTTATGGTTTTATCAATAAAAGATTTATCCCATTTAGGAGTTTTTAAATTATGTTTTAATATTGCAATGACAGCTTCATGTATTTTACCACTGTACAATGCATTTGAATTACATCTATTACTTACTAAAGTATTGTTATAAGCCTCCTTAGAAACAATCGTCATGGTATAACTAGAATTTGCAAAAGTTTGATCCTCATTTCCAACATAATCAACTCTAAGATCATCTTCATCTGTTAAATTAATTTGATTTCCAAATTCATCTTCAATATGAAATTTAATTGTTTCTGTTCCTTGCCCAAATCCACCCTCTAATAATCCAACGGTTGTCTTACCATCATCAACAGGAACTGTATTTCCAGTATCAATAATCCTTGCAGTTATTTCAACAAAAGGCATGAAAATACTTTCTCTATATTCTAAAATAGGGAGACCCTCTCCACTGAGAGAAATTGATTTATTTTCATCCTCATTTGATATGATTTCAAAAGTTTTAATTTTTAACGGATCTCTTGAATGCATTATACCTCTTCTTCAACTGGCAAGATAAAGTTATTATTATTTATTTCAACCGTATTATAATATGGATACAATTCAATGTCACCCGTATCCTTTATGGATTTTGATTTTAATAATTCACTTCCAGAATAACCTCTATTATCAAAATCAAATAGGTCACCTGTGAAAAAATCAGCAGTTCCACCTAGTATCCTACCCAGTCCTCCACCTGATTTACCCTTCTTATTTTTACCATCAAAAACAGTAGTCTGACCATCAAAAGTTGAATATCCACGCACTTTAACCTCACCATTCTTATCTGTGTAAATAGCCTCTGCTGGAGTTCCTGACAATATAAGTTTCTGTTTCTGTACTTCATTATATTCTGGTGAATTAAATCCATATATGCTTATTGCTCTATCTTCTGCCTTCTCTAATTCTAGTCTCTTTAAATGTTTCTCAGCATCTGCTTGACTCATATTACCAGATGTTACTTTACCACCTTGCATAGTAGCACTCTCACTGGTGCTACTAGTGCTAACTTCTCTACTAGATGATTTTTCCTGCTCTTCTTTTTTTAATTCTCTGGTTTTTTCTCTAGTTTGAGTTTTAGGTGTTTTATTATTAAATATTGTTTCATAAAGACCAGCACCAATAGCATCACCTATAATTCCACCACCAATGGTGGTAAAGAGTGCAAAGGGCCCACCAATAATTGTTCCGATAAAACTACCTAGTGCTCCACCAGTTGCTCTAAAAGCTGCTTTTGCTGGTTTATCACCAAAAACAAACCAACTTATAAGAAAATCAAGAAACGCACCAATAAAAGGTATGGACTTAAGTGGTCTCTTAATGATTTTTTTAAATATTGGAGTATTAAATGCTTTACGAAGACCACCCTTCTTTCCATCTCTAATGATTTTTACACCAATTTTTCTGAATTGATCAGTTAATGTTCTAAGTGGTAATTTTTTTCTATCTAATATGGGAACCTTAGTAAATTGTTGCCTTGGTGATGCTTTTAAGGGTAAAGATAATTGTCGTGTTGATCCTTTCAAGGGCAAAGATAATTGTTCAAAGGTACGTGGTAAAGTTGATGGAAGATTAAACGACCCAGTAGGAACTTTTCTAAATTGTTGAACACCCTTGACAACTTTTCTTGATACCTCTGTGCCTCTTTTTTGAAAGAATTTACTTTTAAAGTTTACTTTAAAAATGGCTTTCCCAGTAATTGGATCAAATTTTGATAGTAAGTTCTCTGCTCTTGCTAACCCTGCTTTACCAAACACTCTTCTTGCTCTACTGTAACCAAATCTCTTTACATATCTGGCCACCGCCTCTGGTTTAACACTTTTACCACCAACTCTAACAAATCCACGAGTCACATTTGACAGTGCTCCCCCTCCTCCTCCTGCTCCAATACCACGACCTACATTGCGAAAAGGAATTGTTCCAAGACGACCCCCTCTTGCTAATGTACGCAATCTACGAAGAAGATTGATAGAATTTTTTCCACCAACTACCCCAATAATAGACGCTATAAGTGCTCCATTAATTGCAATTCTAAGAAGATTATTAAATTTTTCAACCTGAGGAATAAGACCATCTGCTTCTGTTTGTATTCCAACTAATTCTCCTGCACGAGATACCAATGCTTGTGTCTGATCAACTCTTATAAAAACTTCATCTATGACATTAGCAATTGTGTTTAATACAAAACCACCAAACTTTACAATCCCATCTACAGATTTTGCAAGCATTGTTCCAATCTCTGCAAGGGATGGAAGGAATGGAACAATTCTATTAAGAATAAATCCAGCTGCTAAGAAGGTGAGAAAATTAGTAATTGATTTAAAAATATTTCCTCCACCAGGAATCATCCCCTTTATAATCCCCAAAGGAGATCTAGACGGTTTATTCTCCTCTTGTTGTTCTTCCCTTAACCTTCTCCTCTCATCTGCTTTTTGTTTTCTTTTATCTAAAAATTCTTTAAATGCTAGAGACGATCTAAGTTTAAATATACCAAATATTAATTTTAATTTTTCTATGGTATCTTTTATATTTCCATCTTTAGAAGATCCGTCACCCTCAGGTGTTAAAGATTTAATTAAAGTTGGACTTACCATAGTCCTTCTAATTATGTCAGTCTTAGGACTTGATATTTTTTCTTTTTTCTCGTCAACATTCATCCCCATCATTTTTCTGACAGAGGATCTTCTCTCTTCAATTTTTTTCTTCTTTTTTGGGTCTCTAGACTTTACTATATTTTTAGCTAGAAACAAACCAGTTGAAAGTATTCCCATTATGTCACCGATAATCCGCTATCTAATCCTAAAGCCATAAGTGTCATAGATCTTCTTGGAGAGATAGTTGTAATGTCAAAATATGGGAGTGTGCTCTCTCTTTCTTGAATTGTATCTTTTGGTTTTGATCTTCCTTTAATAGCAGGTAAAACAATAGTCTGATTGTTTACTGATACTATAGGAGGAGATATGGGAACACCCTTTGTGGATTCCTCTTTTAAAATTGACTCTATAAATGTTGCTTTCTTAACAGGGGAATCTCCTGGCTTTGGTAAATCTTTTGGTGGTGGAGAGAATTTCTTCCCTTTAAATGGGTCTTCAAATTCCTGATATGGTGATCCACCTTTTCCTGTTGCTAAAGATACCAACGATGCTAATATCATTGATCCTTTTTGTCTTATATTTCCAGTTCTATCTCCATCATTAAAATTAGATATAGAATTAAATAAATTAGAAACTAAACCACCACCCTTAAAGTTTTGATAAGTATTAACTAATCCACCGCCCTTAAAGTTTTGATTAAAGTAACTAAAACCTTTTACAGTATTATCAGAATTTATTAAATTATTCTCTTGCATCATTTGCAGAGTAGCAGCACGTTCTTTAGCATTAGAAACTGCCTGTGCATCACTAGTTTGTAGTATCGGATAAAGAGTTGCAGCATCAATACCAGATGTTCCATTAATAATACTTTCTATAGTTGTTCCTTGAGGTAATTGAGAAAGAATTTGATCTTGATTCGCATAAAGATCTTCGAGTTTAATAGAACCTTGAGTTTTTTCTCTAGTCTTCGTTCTTGTTATTTCATCTCCCTTTACCACTTTTTCTGTAGTAAATTTCTTTAAACTATAAACTAATTCCTCTCCTCCATCCATTCCTCTAACCCCATCCATTCCTCTAATAACACCACCACCTTCATTATATTTACCCTTTCCTCTACTAAACGTTGGTTTATTAGTTCCACCACCAGCAGCATTCATACTCTCTAACATATTAACACCATACTTTTGAACTGCTCCTTTGCTCATGATAAACTCACCAGGAGTTAACATCGCAGGGACTGTATCCTTATTACCAAATCCAGGAACTTTTCCACCTTTATTAAATTCTTGAGTTTCCTCCCCTCGACTCTCTCCCATCAGGTTTTTTAGTTGCTCAGCTTCGGGACCACCACTAGTTGTAAAAGATTGAGAAGTTCTTTCTGTTATTGCACCAGTATCTTCTCCTATTGCACCAGTATCTTCTCCTATTGCACCAGTATCTTCTCCTATTGCACCAGTATCTTCTCCTTCCCCTATGATTTTCTGTGTTGATTGATTCTGTGCATTTGATAAATTTTCTACCTCTTTATTTTTACTCAACTTATCATTAAGTAGTAATCCTCCTCCCACCAAAAGAGTGGCTGCCGCAGCAGCCGCATAAGGATTCGCTGCTATCAAAGCAATCAATTTTGGTATCGCAAACGCTAATGTTTGTACCATACCTCTAATCAAAAATCTTACAGGTGATAAAAGAGTGAGACCTAAAGCTATTAAAGCAGGATAAAAGTTTCCTACAAATCTTCCTATTGCTTCTACTTTTCTTTTATTATTTGGATCACTAAACCAAGAGAGAACCTTATTGATAAGATATCCTATGACAGTCGCTGATAAAAAGTTAGTTATTCTGTCAATAATATCCTCAAAAGGTTTTACTAATGAGGAGGTTAATTTTTTAGCGACCCCTAAACTAGATTTTTTAATTTTTTCTAAATTTTTTTCTCTGTTTATTCTCCTCTGTCTTTGTTCATCTTTATCATCTTGTCTATCTTGATTTTTTTCCCTTTTAAAATCTAAAGAAATTACTTTTAAGATAGCGTCCAAAATATTGTTAACTCTTCCAAAATCTTGTTTTTGAGAATCCTCCTCTTGTGCTGCTGGCAAGAGTGATTTAGGATTCACTCTATTTGCAGATACCGATCTTCTAGAAAATAATTTATCAACATTTACTCTCCTTCTTTTTTCTCTGAGTGCCTTGAGTTCATCTCTTAGTATTATTGACCTTGGACTGTCTCCCTGATTGGCAACCTCAAGAGTATTAATACCCTCAACCAACGCAGACATGTATGTTTTCTCTGCATTATCAACAGCATAAACATCTACTGGTTCTATTCCAAGATCCAATAGAATTTTTGAAATTTCTGGTTTAGCAGTTACTGCCATTACATTGATGCTTGTTGTTGCTGTTGTCTAAGTTTTTCTTCTTCTAGATGTGCTCTGAGTAACTCAACATAGACATCCCGTTCCCACGGCATCATATTTTCAATCTCAGTTAATGAGTATTTATGATACTGCATCAAAGAAAAGTTTAATTTAAAATAATTCTCTAGATCCATGTGGACTAGAGCTATCCGAAAAAACTTGTTAACCCTTCCAAAACTACCTCATTTTTAACTTTGGTGTTTGGATTAGTAATTGTCACTGTGTGAGATAGTTTGGGCATGGTCTCAAAAAATTTCTCAATATCTTTAAATTGAGAGGAGTTCATAGACTCAAGAAATGAATTTACTTCTTTCTTGGTGCAGTCAGATGTAGTCCAAACCTCTTCTTCATTATAAATTTTATCCATACAAGATGCAATCAATTCAAAGGATTGATCCATAACATTGTCTTCCTTGAAATCAAAATTATTTTTTATAAACTCATCTAATGAGGGATACTTCATTTCCATCATCAAATTATCATCTAATTTAATTTTATTAGTATGATTTTCATCCCTCTGTATGGCGATATCATCAATAGCGATTGTCACTGGCACAGATGTTTTTCCATCATCAGGGCAAATTACATTTACCTCAATATCCTCCCCTACAGATTTTCCTCTAATGTTTAAAAAGAGATATTCAATATCAAATGTTGGGAGGGTTTCTATTTTAACACCCTTGGTTAAAACACATGACTTAAGAACATTTTTTATGGCCGTCGTCATCTCTTTTGTATTCTCACTTTCTAGTGCAAGAACTAGAAGTTTTTCCTCCTTAACTAAAAATGGTCTATATTGAATAGTCTTTCCAGTTGATGGTAATTCCAACTCATAAGTTGGTGTTGCAATTTTTGGTAATGGCATGTCGTTTCACTTCAGTAAATTTATTTATCAAGCAACTCCAGCAGTGCTCCCAGCTAAATCATTAGCACCAATTGTTTCATCTGTTGGTAGTTCTGATAGTGTCCTAACATAATAGCGAGAAAAATTAAAATTAACAGTGCATCTTAATAATTGAGAAGCATCATAAGTAACAGGCATTGAATTTATACTAATAGGATATGCTTTTTCAAAAGTATATTGTAGAAAACCACCATAATCTTTTTCAAATTTATTGATATAAACTTTGCCTTGATATTGTATAGGAAATTTAACTCTATAATTATAATCAGGTCTTCCTAATTCACTCGTAGATCTTTCACTATAATTATCATTATCAGGATCATTAACAATATATCCAATATATTTTTCAAAAAAAGTTATCAAATGATAATCAGTATCAACATAAAAAGTAAATGAGGAGGTTGCATCATACTGTCTTCTATATGCATGTCTCTCAGTAACACCAGTTGCATCATTAAACATCTCATGAGTTGCTAATGAGGTTCCTGGTAGTGCTGCCTCCGTGCAAGATAAGGATATGAATTCACCATCTCTTTCCTTAAATTTTAAATCATTTTGAATTAAGTCAACAGGAGCCGCAAACCAACATTGATAATGTGATGTGAGTGCAGGTCGTAAAATACTTGACTTTAAATCCGATAAGATTTTTTTATTTGGCCGTGGTGTTGGCATCTATAAATATTACTACTGATATATTATGTATAATGGGAGAAAGTAAAAAGAGTTTATTCAAACCCTCTTTTCCCAAAAAATACAAGGGAAATCCAAATAATATTATATGTCGCAGCACTTGGGAAACCAAATTCTGCAACTATTGTGATCTAAATGAGAATGTTCTTGAATGGGGTAGTGAAGAGTTTTATATTAAATATGTTTCTCCTATTGATAATCGAATGCATCGTTATTATCCTGACTTTATTATCAAAGTAAAAGAAAGCACTGGTCAGATTAAAACCTATGTGATTGAGGTAAAACCCAAGAAACAAACTCGACCTCCTAAGAAAAGAAAAAAAGTGACTCAATCCTATCTTTATGAATGCAAAACCTACGCTGTTAACACGGCTAAATGGGCAGCAGCAAGAGATTTTTGTAATGATAGAAAAATTGAATTTAAAATCATCACCGAACAAGAGCTAGGAATATATCATGGAAGATGAATTAGAAGGTTACTTTGAACAATATGAACAACAAGTAGGTGATAATCGAATCGCATCTATCATGGATGATTTAAAATCCACAAGTGATCCAGAAGATATGATGCTATTAATCATAGATGTTTTGAAAGACACTGAGGTGATTCCTGATGTGGGACAATATTATACGTTCATATATAATGCTAAGACTCCTGAATTAACGTATGATCAACATCCCCTCATTGCATGTGTTGATGTTCAACGATGGGGATTTAGAGGGTTGAATTATCATTGGGGTGACTTTAAAAATTATACTTGGGAAGAAATAGCAGGTGTGTTACATGTGGTTCGACCCAGTGAGATAAATGATCTTCGTAATATATCATACGGATACTTCAAAACTTCTCTATAAATAATTAAAAAAATAAATGTCTCAGTTCCTCAATTTAAATAGTGAACAGAATAATGTGTATGATCTATCCAAAGATATTCCAGTTTTACTTGATGGAAAATTTTATACAAACGTAGAGCAAACCTCAGATTCAAATTTTGAGGTAACTGTTTACAATCAAGAACTTAAGGATGGTGAATTATTAACCACTGTAGTCGGAGTTAGAAATGAAGAGGGAGAATTTTTTGTAACTGCAGATAATGATACATGGAAAAACAATAGTGGTATAATAGATGCTATATCAAAAAATCAAACAGAAAAATTAAAAGATGATTTTAGTTTAACTGCAGAACAAAAAGGATTTTACAATATTGCAACTGGAAATAACAACACGGCAGAGGATGGTGAGGTTATTGGTGACGGTATTAAGAAAAATGAAGGTGAAGAAATCGATTTTGAAAAGGGTGGTACGGTATTAACTGAAACTGAAATTGCGGATGGGGATAATGCAAGAAGAAAAAGATATGAAAATTTAGCTTACCCAATAGCATTAAAAAGTGAGAGTAATAGACAAGATAGAATAAAATTTACTCAAGAATTTGTGACTAAAACAGAGATTAGTCTGACGGGTTCCCTTACGAGAAGAAATCCATTTAAAAGAGAGAGAAAAAAAATAGAAGGTTCAGTTATTTTACCAATCACCGAGGGTATCGCTGATCAGACAGGTGTAGATTGGAGAGGTGGACAATTAAATCCAATATCTGGACTAGCAGCACAAGGAGCAGTGAACCTATTCAGTAGGGCTGGAGAGGGAGGAAGCATACTCCAAACATTTGAAGATGCGAAAACAGAACTTAAAGGGACTTTATCAAAGGAGAATACAGGTTTTAGAGATGCTTTAAACATTTACTTAGCTCAAAAAGCAACTGGTGCTCAAGGATTATTATCAAGAACAACTGGAGCAATTCTTAATCCTAACTTAGAATTACTTTTTGGTGGTCCTAAATTAAGAGACTTTGGTTTTACTTTTAAACTATCTCCTAGAGATCCAGATGAAGCAAGACAAGTTAAAAAAATAATTAGATTTTTTAAACAAGGAATGTCCGTTAAAACTTCTCAAACAAATGTCTTTTTAAAAACACCAAATATATTTAACATAAACTATGAAATTTTTTCACCCAACACGAACAGCTTTATTGATCATCCTTCTATCAATAGAATAAAAAGATGTGCCCTATTGAACTGTGTTGTCCAATACACTCCTGATGGATCATATATGACATATGATGATCCTGCTAAAACAATGACATCATATCAATTAACCCTGTCCTTTAGTGAGCTTGAACCTATATATGATGAGGATTATACAGATCTAGATAGAGGAGGAAGCCGTCTTGGACTTAATGATTCAGCAGCAGAAACGACTGGTCTTCCTAACAATGACTCAGCAGGAATAGGTTTCTAAAATGGCTTCATACTTTTCTTACGTTCCAGAATTTGAATATGTGAGTCGGTTTCCCCACTCTAAAATATCACAGTATATTAATGTAAAAAATTTATTTAAAAGGGGAAAAATTAAGTCAGATATATTTGAAGACTTAATGTTTTTTGAGAAATATAAAATCATAGGTGATGATCGACCTGATAATGTTGCGGCACTAGTATATGATGATCCCTCTTTAGATTGGGTAATTTTATTATCAAATAATATAACTAATATTCAATCTGAGTGGCCTCTTGAACACAAGTCCTTTCAGAATTTTTTACTTGATAAGTATGGATCCGAGGAAAATCTTCAAGGTATTCATCACTATGAAACAACAGAGGTTAGAAACACTAAACGAACAATTATTATTCCTAAAGGTTTAGAAGTTCCTAAAGATTATTCAGTTGAATTTTGGGATGAAAAAATTGGAAAGTCTACAACAGTTTCAAACATAACCACACCTATAACAAATTATGTTTATGAATTAAATATTGAAGATAAAAAAAGAAATATATTTTTATTGAAACCAAACTTTTTAAATATTGTTATTACCGATTTAGAGGCAGCAATGTCATATAAAAAAGGTTCTACTCAATATAAGAGCAGAACCTTAGTCAAAGGAGAAAATATTAAACTTTACTCCTAATTATTCTTCAGCAAGACGTTGAAAATATGCTAATGTATCCTCCTCATCTTCATTTACTGAAGCAGGAGCTGAGGCAACAACAGGTTCTGGTTTGCGAGAACTGAAGTCAGGAGCATAAGAACCACGACTGTTATCTTCATCCACAACCTCTTCGTCTACACGACGTGCAGGTTGTTTGTTACCTAAAACATAATCCAAACGCTTCTTCAAATCTTCATATGATTTGAATTGGTCTGGTGCTGTGACAGCAGATAGTGAATACTGCTTCTTCCATAATGCTTCTAATGCATCGTCATCATCTAGTAGAGGAGATACTTTATCGAACTCTGATTTGTCATAGTTCCAGTATCCATCCTTCTTCACAATCTTCAATTTGAAGTTTGCACCTTGCCAGAAGTCAAAAGGATTGATTGGAGTTTCATCCTCAAACTCTG